TTCTGGCGGACTTTGATTGTATAATATGTTGCCTAATATCACATAAGTACCGCTAATAGCTGCAAGTAATACCCTATCGCCTACAGTAGGTTTGTAATAGCTTAAATAAGCATATTGCTTTTCGCTGGTAGTTTCTTCCCCATCAAATTTGACTTTTGCTGCGCCATTGTCGAATAATTCCTCTACCACACCCAGTCGAAATATTGACTGTTGTTCAGGCTGCACAAGCAATTCCTCAGCACCTGGTATATCGCTCATATCCTTATCACTCTCCTTGTCTCATGCCTCATTTGACCGTCATGCGATAAAGTCATAGACCATGATGTTTCGGTATATTTGGCAGATATATCATAAGCGGTATGCTCAATATACAAAATATCCATAAAGCTATGATGAGGCATTAAAGCTGTCTCAAAAATAAACTTTCCATAAATTTGGCTGGCCTCATAAGCCAGCCTTTTTGCTATGTCGTCTAGTGTCTGTTGGTCATATACGTCATCTATAATGCGAAAATCAACTATTGTACGCCCTCTGCTTATAGTACTGGTTTTTGATGTGGATAAGTCATTGACATATACACTGCGCAAGCTTTCTGTTTCAGGATTGCTGACAACCAGGACCCATTTATTAGGGACCGAAAACAAATCTTCTTCCTTCATTGCTCCGGGCAAGATAATACTTAAATCATCATTTCGGTAAGCATATTCTGCTTCCCGCTCACTCGGAATCACATAAGGTTTAGCTGTAAAATAACCATTTTCGTCAACCCAAAGTGATGTATAATTGATTTCACTTAGTAATTGATTTATGGCAGATAATTTTGTGGACCCGATTTCAAATTCTTTGTCTATTCTGATTTCGCCAAGATGTGGTATTATATTTATTTTCCATATTCCTGCCTGATTTAAAATTGTCTTAATTGCATCATCATAAGTTGTGCCAGCAGGGATGATATATCGGTTATCAAATTTGTCCTCAACCAGTATTAAGCTCGGATCGTATGCTTCTACATCTCTATATTTCACTCCATTTTCTATTCTAAGTGTAGGCGAGGACATCAAAAATACACCTAATGGCCATTCTGCCCACCCGCCATCAGACATCTTTAAGCAAAAGACAGGCTGAATTCTATCGTTCAGCCAGTCAATATCTCCTCTATCTTTGATTACAAAGTTTGCGGTCCTTTTTATTTCTGCAAGGCTATTGAGTGATACAGTACCTCCAGGAATGACATCAAGTTCACCTATTTTTACATCATATCTATTCAGCAAATTGTACCTAAACTTGACTATCCTATTGGAGTGCAATCGCTTAATCACTTCATCCCGACTATAACCATTGACAGCTAATTCAATCATCAGGCTGCACCTCCTCATTATAATCGGTCTGCGATATAATTAGAGTAACGATATAGCCTTGCCTTACATCTTGCGTGTTTATACTTATAATAATACCATATATCTTTTTACCTTTTTTATCCCTGTATAGTACGGTTTCTTTTTTATCAACAATCTTTATAATTTTTAACAGATCCTCAGTTTTTTTGATAAAGTAGCTTAGTGTTATACTAGACTGCGTATGCTCTGACATGTTATATACCGGGTACTTTCTGTCGTCATAATACACTTCTGTACCAACTGGTGTGCGAGATAAATTTTTACCTGGCACTGTATTAAGTCCATATCTTAATTCAACTATGTTATTACCCTGAGATAATACTGCAAAAGGTATATTAGGCTTCCCAAGCGCTATATCGCTGTCACTAAACGCCTCGCCATTAACAACACGTATAAAATATTGATACTCTTGGCCGTTTACTACTGTATTGTCAAAATATTGCTTTTCAATCTTTGCAATACAAATGCCATCACGATACAAATAACCCGGACTTGACGAATTGATTTCGAGCCCATATTTAGATCGCTGGACAGTTATTTTGGGCTTTGGCGGTTTTGATGTAGATATATTAAATGGGTATTCAATCCATTCACTCCACATACTATACTCATTCATTATGCGAAGCTTAGCAATGTATTCTCCATCATCCAAAAATGTTTTTACTTTATGCGTCCTAACCGTTAGGCTCGGTATATTTCCAGTATCATAAACAACATCTGCATCTTTTAATATTTGTATTTGATAAACTTGCTGTTCCCTGGATACCCAATTAATTTCAGGCCTAGCGGAGTTGCTTACCGATACTATCCCTGGCATTTCAGGTTCGCCCATACTGTAAAATACAGCTGGATCACTGTATTCTCCAACTTCGTCATATACATTGTAAGTCCTTACACGCCAGTATATATTCCCGGCGGGGAGAGTATTAGCGGGCATTTCATAGTAATTATTTGGTGTCGTTTGGCTTACAGTAGTCCATGTTTGTCCATCAATACTCCATTGTAAATCATATTTTTTCTGTTCACCACCAACTGATGACATATACTGCCATTCAAAACGTATTACATTCGTATTTTCTTTATAAAGTCCAATCGGACTGATTAATATTGGCTTTTCAGGCGGTACATCTTCATAAACAACAGTAAGGATAGGAGGGTTTGAATTCTCCTTACTATGCACATTGCAAACTTTTGCGCCATCTGCACCTAAGTTTAGACATAGCCCATTATCCCTTATATTCTCATTGGCCACTGATAAAGAAATGTTTATGTTAAAATATGCATTTGCCGGGATATTTTGATTTTGCCAACCTACATAACCACCAGTAGGCCAATTTCTATGATTATAAACAACTTCATGCTCATTCCAAGGTTGACTAAGTATTTGATATGATAGGAATAGCCAACTGCCAACTGTGACAGCAGCCGTTGAATATAATTTTAATGTTAAGCCCACTATTCTTTTGTATGCCGGCAGGCTACTCCAGTTAAATTTTAATAAAGCACATAAATGTTTTCCGGATACTTCTCCAAATCTCAGTATATTTGACGATCCATAATTTGTATTAGGATTTGCTTCACTGACATATGTGTCAGCATTACACGGTAAATTTATTGTATGTTGTGCCATTAAAGCATCACCATCCCCGCTCGTCTGGTCTGTTTTAACTGCTTAAACGTGTTTATCATTTTCTGCACTTCATCTATGTCCTTGGCATTGACCTTCAGGATGAATGTATCTCCTCCGCCAAGAGTATGGGTGGCTTCTGGGTTATATGGGTTTGCATAAGCCGGCACAACCATTTCGCCGCGATGGATTAATGCAATTCTGTCTGTTGGTACATAATTTATACCGCTTGCGTATCTATACTGAGGAGTGGTAGTAGTATATCGAGGATTGTAACTGTAACGGCCGTAATTAATATTGTTTCCAGCATTATTTACAGTATCTGTCATGCTTCCAACGCTTTTACCTATATTTTGCATAGTTTGGTTTAATTCATCGCTTTTACCTATGATAACGGCTATTATAGCCGACAATGCAATTAATGCGGCTGTTACACCCACTATTATTCCGGTTGTCTTTAATGTCACGGGATCTAATGCCTTAAATGCACTTGCTATATTTCCCACTGCCTTGACAACCGTTACTGCAACTACCGCTATACTTCCTATTATTGCAACCGTTGCGATTATTTTAGGATCTATCTTATTCAGCAGTTCAAATAAGGCTGTTAATGGCGGCAACATTACTCCCGCTATGCTTCGCTTAAATGCTTCTGTTTGCCTGTTAAACTTTTGCATGGCATCATCCAACTGTCCAAACCCTTCCAACGTTCCACGGTCCAGTACATATCCCAGATTTCGCGCCTCTACTCCTAGCTCTTTTAAGCGTTCACTGCCAGCTTCTATTAAGGGGTTCAATTCCCTAGCACTACGCCCAAATATCTGCATAGCAATGGCGTCACGTTCTGTTTCATTTGCTATATTCCCAAGGGCATCTATTACCTCATAAAACATTTGCTCGCTATTTTTAAGTTGTAAATTATTATCATATATGCTCACCCTTAATCTTCTAAAGGCATCCATGGCCGTCTTTGTACCCCTGTCTGCATCACCCATGGTTCGTATCATTCTTGTCATGGCGCCAGTCATAGTTTCAAGAGAAACATCAATAAACTCTGCAGCGTATTGCATTTCCTGTAAAGTATCAGTTGCCAAGCCGGTGGTACTTGACAATGTTAATATTTCGTCGGCAAATTTAGCTGTTTCAATCGTGGTTTTGCTAAAACTACTGATTAAAGCCGCGCTAATACCGATCAATGCCATTGTAGCCGCTTTTTGGTTGTCTAAAGCTTGTATGGCTTTTTCAGCACCTGCCGGGAGATGAATTCCGAGATTATTTATTAAGTTATTTAAAACATCCCCGAGTTGTTTGCTTTGCTCTCTGGTCTCATCTTCTGCAAGACCAAACTTTTTCATGTCTTCAGTTGCCTGTTTAAGCGCCTCTGAATTATCCTTCAATTCTTTTTAAGTCTTGATTAATTCAGCTTCGGCTTTGTTTAAACTAATTTGCCAGTTAATCGTCCTCTTATCTGCTTCACCATAATTCTCGGTTGCTTTCTGTAGAGCTTGCCTTATAACCTCAACCTTTTGCCTTTGTGCCTCAAGAGTCTTTTCAAGCACATTATTACGTTCGGTAAGCGCCTTCACACTTGTTGCATTTTCATTATATTTAGCTGTTACAAGGGCAAGCTGAGAGGATGTTACCTTTAAACCAGCATTAATTTCAGATACAGCCTGTCTAAATTCACGTTCGCCTTGTAAACTTATTTTTGCACCTATATCATTGGCCATTAAATCACATCCTCTCCAGGTATAATGTCATCGGGATTCTGAGGTTCTAAACCCCAAAACTCAAGATACTCATTATATAGAAGCATGAGTTTTCTTAATGTCATCCTCCAAACTTCTTTTTCGGTATAACCGAGTAAGGTTTTTCCGATAAATATAAGCTGCGCAAAGTTTATGGCTGGTGTATCGTCCCAGTCATCTTCCTCTGCGCAGCTATCAAGTTTTTTTCTATTTCTTTTGCTTTTTCCTCAACCTCTTCTACCGCTTCTGCGGGCAGTCCTTGTAATAATGCTTCTTGTACTTTTTTTTGTAATTCATTTAATCCTCCGACGCCTATAACGTATCTTCCTAACTGTTTTTCATTTAGAATCGGCTTTGGATTATCTGGATGTTCTTCATTCCATATCTCTGCATCCTCATTAAGCATCTGCACCGCAAGCCATTTAATTTCCGAAATATTATTTAAGTTCAATAGTTTATTCATGTCCTTGAATTTATCGACGCATTTTTCCAGCACATTAAGGTTAAAGACGAGATGTCTCTCAACATCAAGAGTTATCGGCACTCCCATACTTTTCATATCACTCATGTATCACTACCCCCGATGTTAAGCACTTGTGCCAACCAGGCCTTTGCAGTAGTTAAGCTGCTTACAGTAATTTCTTTCTTCCAAGCCCCGTCTATTCTCCTCATTATCGTTCCTTCAATGTTTGGTGTCTGCCAGGTTATTTGCTGCCCCTTAGTTTCAGTTTCCTCATTTGGTTCTTTAAATTGCACTTTAGTCAAGAGGATAGCTCTGTATAACCTTTGGTTATTCTTAATTTTTGTCACAATAAAGCCAAAGCCAAAATATCCTGGATTGTCTTCATCTGTACTTGTTAATACATCGACCTCTTCTGCCCCTACAGTTTCTTTTTCGATTTTGTTATCCAGCCAATCAGCCCTTGCATCCTGAGGTATATCATCTGGGTTGAAGCCTAAAGTTCCATCAATAAACTCCTTTGCAGATTCTGCCACATCATCATCAGCATAAAGCTTGCTTTCGGCAATATTTAAGTTCCAGTTGATTCTAATTGCTTTTCCTGCTATCTTTCCTTCTCCGTATTCAAAAGTTTTAGATGTTTCGTCTTCGATAAGAGGAGCATACATCGGGTATTTTACTCCTATCTGTGCCATCAGTTATCACTCCTTTTACAAAGCATAAATTTTTAGATCCGCATCTATGGATTTGCCCATTTCTTCAAGAGCCCTCCGCTTGGCCCGGTTTACTGCTGGCCGAACAAAAGGCCTTTTCTTAAGAAATGATGTGCCGCTTTCCATTGCTCTTGCTTTCAGGGCATTGGGTACACCTTTTCGGTCATAACCTTCAAAGCCGATTTTGCAATTAACTACTCCATTCTTGTCTACTCCGGGAGGTGTGATCCCAAGAGAATTCAATAAATCTCCTGTTGACTTTCCGTAGTTAATCTTATACCCATACAGCCCAACGCCTTTTTTACCAACATAAGCAGGGTCTTTAATATTTGTCTCAAGTCCTTTTCTTACTTCATCTGCCACAGGATTTGCCCCTGCTCTTACTGCTCTTTTTGCTACATTTGTCATATTCGAGCCAAGTTGAGATAATTTATTAATATATTCATCCAAGCCTTGCACCGTCATAGTTGCCATTTAGATCACCTCAAATACCCATTCATAATGGATATAACCAGTATCATCTTCCCGGAAAATGTCGTTAAGCCGCCAAGATATTTCCACCTCATTGAGTTTGTCTTGTATTTGTTTAACAAGTGGATCGTTTTCAGTTTTAGTAAAATAATCAATTGTTCCCTGGATCACCTGTCCAGTTTTCACATTATCAGCATGGAGAGACTGGCCTTCACTATCCTCAGCCCATACGATGTAATTCCCAGTTTGGCCGAACGCAAAATAATGGAAAACTGGCACCCCTAACTCCAATAATGCATTTTCAAGAGCTTCCAATGTCATATTTCTGCACCAGCCTTTCCAGGGATAAATCCATTACTGGTGGGTATATATCCTCTGGCTTTTGTATTTGCACAATCCGGTACTGCTCCCCATCAATGGGTATAGCAATATCTTGGGTGGATATAGCCTTTGCTTTAATCGGGACATACGGGACCCTTATAACCATGTCAATCTTTACATTAGCCTGCATTGCTGCCCAGTATCGCGACATACCAAC